AGGTGATGAGTTCTTTCAACCAATTAATAGAACTACATCACCGGGATACCCTTATATGACTGAGACCCATAAGCAAGGACATCGAGGAAAGACCAAGTGGATGGGCCGCGATGATTACGATTTCGAATCGGATGAAGCGAAGGCCCTACGACAAGACACCCTGGAGTTGATCGAGAAGTGTCGAAACAATGAGCCTTTCGAGGTGATTTGGGTCGATACTCTCAAGGACGAGAGACGAACGGAAGAGAAGGTGAAGGCAGGCAAGACTAGGGTTATTTCTAATGGCCCCATGCATTTTAACATTGCGTTTAGAATGTATTTCATGACTGCCCTCATCAATTTGAGGATTGGACGACTTTTCAACGGGATTGCAGTAGGCATGAATGTTTGGAGTATGGAATGGGATTTCCTAGCCAAATATTTATTGTCAAACTCTCCCCTTGTATTGGACGGCGACTTTCGACTTTTCGATGGTTCACTGATAGACAAGATAATGTGGAAGATTTTCGAGATCTTGGATGCGCAGTACAACGACGGAAATACCACGATTCGCAGGAATTTGTGGTACCACGTTGTTTATGCTGTGCGATTGTGTAGAAATCGAGTCTATCAGTGCACCCATTCGTTACCAAGCGGTTTCGTGGCAACAGCTGAGGTCAATAGCCTTTATGTGAACATTATTTTTAGGTGCGCCTATCTGTTGCTAGCACGTCTTCACGGATATGCTGGCGATAGTATGGCGTCCTTTAATCAGAAAGTGAAGTTGGTGGCTTATGGAGACGACAATGTCTACTCTGTGAGCCCCGACATCATTGACTGGTTTAATATGAACACTATAACTGAAGTCATGAGACAATTTGGAATGGACTACACCCCCGCCGACAAGAGTGATGATTCCCGCCCGTACAAATCGATAACTGAAGTTTCTTTCTTGAAAAGATTTTTCAGGCGAGTTGACACTGTGAATGGCATTTCGCCTATTTATATGTGTCCAGCAGACCTGGAGAGTCGCTTGGAGATGCTCAATTGGACTAAGTCTAAAGGAGTTGATTCAGGCCCGGAAGAGGCTTTGGTCATCAATGATGTACTAAAGGAATTGTCGATGCACGGATGTACCATCTACAACGAATACGCGCCCCGGATCCTAACAAGCGCGATAGAAGCAGGGATCACTGGTATTAGGGATGAAGGCCCAACCTACTACCAC